AACTGCTGGTAGTAGTGATTGGAGTGTTTTGTTTTAAACTAATTGGTAATTTCGTAAATAAAAAACAAATAATATCAACAATAATTCTTATTATTTTAACCGCGCTTATACATACAAAGACTGGTTTGTAACAATAAATTTCAACGTCAACTTTGGTATTTCTTTAAGCACAGATAACCATTCCAGGTTGCCCATAAGTTCAGCTACACCCTCTAGTTCCGACGCAATATTGTTAATTTTTAACAGAGCCTTAACAAACTCGCCCAAAAATATACTATTTTCCTTCAACTGTTGCAAAACAACTTTACACTCTTCCATATTTATAGCAAGTGTCCATGCTTGCATGAACGGCATTAAATCATACTGCATGTTATACTCTTCTCCACTCTGAATATAACGCTGACCCTCAATCTCTTCATACTCGTCATACAATGTTTTTAAATTAAATATAACATCTTTAACAATATCTGGCATGTTACTTGGCACATGTATTTGCTTTTGATCATTTGGAACACGCACACTTGTAACACAACTTAATATCTGAATTGTATCTGTTGCAGTTAAATGTGTAAACGTACTTTTATACTTAAATTGTTGATTGTTTATAAACTCAGAAAATGGCAAGCATGGCACTTCATTTAACCGCAATGCTACTTGGCCTGTAAGTGGCAAGACAACTGGGTCCATTATTTGTTGGTTAATAAAACCCCGTTCCATTAGCAGGTCATTTACTAGTTTAATTTTGCACTGAATATATGTATCTATATAGTTAATGTGAGTTTTCATCTTTTTAATTTCATTTTGACGTTCTAACTTTTCCTTATAAGTAAATACTGCCATATTTAAAGATTGAACCGTGTACTCAGTTCTTATTGAAAGCAATTCTCGATCCAATTCCTTTCGCTTTTTATTAGTACTTTTCACAACTTGATCACAACACTCTATATATCGTAATATAACTGCCTCATCAATTAAAGGTTCTGAAATTAAAGGTTCTGAAATTAAAGGTTTATATTCTTGTAGTGCCAAACAGGTTTGACACGCTTTTAACTCTTTGTTTAATTCGGTCATAATCATGCTTTTGCTTGCATAGTTTTCAAGCAATGTATCTGGTGACAAAACATTCTGTAATACCAAAGAATACGAAACCCGAAATTTACTCACCAATTTCTGAGGAACACCACTAAGCATGTTTTTATAGTCGCTCGAAAGAGGGTCTGTTGATGAAAATAAATTATTCAAATGAATAACATTTCCCACTGCATCTTGACCAAGTCTGCCCGCTCTGCCCGCAGCCTGTGTCATTTCATATGAGTGCAACAGTCTATGACCTGAATCGCTAAACTTGCTCACATCTGTAAAAATAGTTGTTTTAACAGGTAAATTAATGCCAACACTCATGGTTTCGGTGCAAAACAACAACTTTACAAATCCTTTAGAAAATAGCAACTCAACCATTTCTTTTAGCACAGGCATCATTCCAGCATGATGAATTGCAATGCCTTTTCTTAAAAGTCCAACCAAATTTACATACTCGGGTAAGTGTAGGTACTCATCAAAGTTGAGCAATCGCTCTCTCAACAGTTGCTCACACTCTCGGTCAACCGTATACGGAATTTTGCTATCAAATTCAAGCAAATTTGTTGTGACTTCATGAGCACATATTTCTAATTGCTTGCGACTAAAAACATAACACAATGCAGGAAACATGTCTTCCTGTGCCATGTGGGTGCAAAGCTGATTAAGAACATGTCCACGCTTAACCCTAATCTTGGATTTATGAAAAAGTGCCAATGCTTTGCGAACCGCCAGCATATTTGTCTCATGAAACAAACCCACAGAGTTTTGCAATAGCAATGGCTTATTTATTAGTTTTTTTATTTCTTCTTGCACTGTCTTATCCTTAACAATTTTAAACAAAGATTTTGGTACCGTAATAAAGAAATAGTGCGTTAAAGGAACTGCTCTGACGGTTTGTTTAGTAAGGTATACAGTTTTTTGGTTTGATTTACTGGTTAATAAGTCTTTTGTTATATGCCTATTTTCAATCCAAGATGCAAATCGCTCTGGATAAGAAAGAGTCGCAGACAACCCAACTACTTGAATATGAGGCTCAAGCATCATAAGCGTATTTTCCCAAACCGTACCACGGCTTTCATCACCAATCATGTGAATTTCGTCAAACACAACACATCCAAGTTCGTTTGGAATATCCATCTCAAATGACGTATTTCTAGTTTGATGTGTTTTAGTTTCATCAACACTTTGATTCTTAATTTGAAACAATTTATTGAGCAAAATCTCAGTGGTCATAATAAGCACGTCTGCGTCTGGGTTGCACCGAATATCGCCTGTAATGAGCCCAAACTGAATATCTGGATATTTCTTACTAAATTGGTAATACTTTTCATTTGACAATGCCTTAATAGGACATGTGTATATTGTTTTTTTTCCAAGCTGGTGAAAGAAAGATATGGCAAAGTCTCCACCAAATGTTTTACCTGACCCTGTGGGGGCACATATTAAAACGTGGTTGCGAGATGTAATTGCTTCTACTGTCCATTTTTGAAAGTCATGCAAATCATACGAGTATTGATCATAGTACTTTTTGTATTCAGTTTCTTTATCAGATGGATAAGTAAGGTTACAAATTTTCACCATAATTTCTGGTCTTGTCTTATCTAATCTTTTTTTTGTAAAATATTTAATTCATTTTTTATAAAAATAAAAAATCAAGGTAAAAAAAAAAATGAAAAATATAATATCATTTGTAGATAATAACTTTATTCAGTATAAAATTATCAAACAACCATGTATCGTGCTCCTACCAGTTCTGCTAGTAGATTTAATTCTAACCAATTTTCTATGTTATCCGATGAGAGAATGTCACAAGGTCACGTTACAAAGCTTATTGTAAATAAAAATAATAATGTACTGTTAAATAATATCAAAAAAATGCAACAAGATGAAAATGATTGTGTTTGTGCATCTTCAACAGATGTTAATTCTAACTATTTGTATCCTATGGTGCAACTTACATCTTGGTATGGAACACAAAAGAAACCGCTTCCCCCTATATTTGATTTAAAAGAAGATGAGGAATGTGTCGGTCCTGAAATGCGACGGATTTATACGTATCTAGAAAAAGAATACCTGCACAATTTGCACCATAATAGCCAGAATAAATATGATATCAAGAATGAATATAATATCGAAGATGAATATAATATCGAAGATGAATGTGAAACCGATAATGGACTTTAAGTACAGTACCTTATAACACACAGTACCTTTTAATACAAACTAAATTTATAAATAATACCATATTCAGTATCTGACTCCCAAATACCGATAATTTTTAAACAAAATGTTGTATTTTTTACTGTGTGAACCACTTGAGTTGGGTTTGTTATAAAATTAAGTGTATTTTTTTTAAAAATTTTTAAGTTTCCTGAGTTTAGTATTTCCTGAATTTTTAACAAAGGTCTTTTAAATTCTTTTAAACTAGATGCGTATTGAGACAAAATATTTTTTTCCAACTGTTTCATTATAGCTAATCCATGTTGGTCAGGATTAAATTTGTACAATATCTTGTTATAAAACATACCCATATTCATAACATTCATATTAAATTGAAAATAAATGCTATTTATAGTAAATAATTCATTTGAATAAATAATTCGTGTAAATGTTCCTGGCATTATTTTGTTTTTAACAGCATTTAAAAAACACATACACATATCATTCAACGTTTGCTCATTTAAATATAGTTTTTTTATTGGTTGTGTTTGCATTTTTACAACATGACTATTTGATTGTTGATACATTTTTGATTTCTACCTTAATTACTTTAAAATGTTTATATTGTTTTGTGTTTTAATAGTTTTATCATAATAATAATATTAAGGTATTAGTAAGAAGGCAAAAGACATATGAATGCTCCGCCACCTACCACCACCAGTTCTGCTCCTACAGTTTTAAAATTCGAGTCAAATAATAAATATTTAAACGCAACTGAAGATTTTTTTAAATCCAATAGTATTGTCGCTAAGTTGGCTTTTCTTTTGCTGGTTGTTTTTGTATTTGTTATGCTTCTTCGTGTAGGAATAAGTATATTAGGATATTTTATGGGTCCAAACAACACAGCCAAGTTAGTTAAAGGCACAATTGATGCATCTAGCAATCCCATGGTAATTCCCCAAAATCCAAATGAAAATGGTGCGGTTACGTTAAATCGGTCTGTTAACGAAACTAACGGGATTGAGTTTACTTGGTCTGTTTGGATTTACGTAAATGGTGACGATATGGATACTAATAAGTACCGATGCGTGTTTTACAAAGGCAATGACTATGCAACACAAATGTCTTCGTCACCTCCTTCAGATAAAGATGTTAATGTTGACTCGCTTGACTACTTGGGCATGAATTTTCCCAACAATGCACCTGGACTCTATATAACGCCAAACACAAATAATTTGGCCGTCATTATGAACACATTTAACGTTATAAACGAAGAAATTATTATTAATGATATTCCACTAAACAAATGGCTCAACGTTGTTATTCGCTGCCAAAATACCAATTTGGACGTTTATATTAACGGCACTATTGCTAAAAGCCATGTCCTTCACGGCGTTCCCAAGCAAAACTATGGCAATGTTTATGTAGCACCCAATGGAGGGTTTTCTGGCTATCTCTCTAACCTTTGGTATTATAACTATGCCTTAGGAACTACTGCAATTCAGGGTTTAACCACTACTGGACCAAGTACTACACTGACTGGTGAGAGTAATATTGACATGAAGGATGCCGACTACTTATCATTACGGTGGTTCTTTTACGGAGCACAAGACGGATATAATCCTTAAACCCAATTATTATAAAAATGAAATTAAAAATTATATAAAACTACACAACAAATATATATAAAATATGGGAAACGAAAATAGCACCACATCAAAGAAACAAACTGATAGAATATTTCAACTATGTACAAACAACAAAAGTGTAATTGAAACATTGCCACTTATTATTCATACCGATATTCGCTTATATAATAGATTATATGGATTTACACAATATTATGATGCTTTGTCTGAATTGTATGAAAGAGACGAACGAATAGCAGGCAATGAATTGTTCTGCTATGTGCAAAATAAAGATATCAAACAATATTTAACTAAATATTTATTGGAAAATACAGAAACACTAAATAAAACAGAAGTATTGTGCCGAAAAGAAATGGTTATTGTTTGTGATTGGATGCAAGCAATGTATGATAAATATCCTGACGAAATTAACAACTGGCACTTTGTTTATAAAATGTCATTTTTCAAGCCATTCGAATTTTATTTTGACGACCGTTATAAAAGTATTGTGACATTTTGTGAGACGCCACCAATTGCTGAATTGGTGGCTGTTGTTAAAGAACAAATTCCTAAAATATCATCTATCATAGAAAAACCCTATGTTGTTAAATCCAAATCGATGGAAATTGATTCATCTGCTACTGCAAATGAAACACATAATCCTGTGTATTTAGAAACAGATTTGTTAATATTCAAAGACAAAATCCAATAAAATGTTGGTTTTTTTAATTTTTTATTGTTTGTTAACAATAAAATAAATAAGTATAAGTAAAAGACTTGTGGTGAAAATGCGTGACAAATCACCAAAAAATAAAAAAGAAAAATCAAAGTCAGTTTCAATACCAAGTAACGTTGTGAATGATATTCGGGCACAAGTTCCAGATTTAGACGAGTTTGAAGATATGATTGAAAAAGATGCAGACACGCTTATTACGTACGATGCTGACTGCATCAGAAAACGCTCCAACTGGACTATCAGTAGTAATGCTTTTAAATTTGATAACGTGGATTTTAACCCAACAAAACTGTTGAAAGACATGACATTGCGGTCGCCTAAAATGACTGAACTGCTAAAGCATATTAAAGAAATTGATGCCGCGGATATGAAACGAGACGGTCGTCATTACAAGCATTTTATTTTTTCTGATTTAAAAAATGGATTATATGGTGCTAAGTTGATTGCTGCTGCATTTATTGCAAGTGGATACAACCTGGGCTATACTGCTAAACCGTCTAAGGTTGGGTCGCAAAAAGACTTTACAAAGATTGAATTACTTAATGATGCAGTTTTAGCCAAAACCGCATTTAACAACTTTTACTTACTATCTTCTGTTGGTGTATTTGACCAACCGATTGCAACTGCAACAAAAAAGGCTATTCTAAAAAAGTATAATGATAGGCCTGGAAACATATACGGGAAAGACATTCGGTTTATTATCATGGACAGTGGGTTTAAAGAAGGAATCGACTTATTTGATGTCAAGTATATTCATATATTTGAACCACAAACTACGGCTGCAGACCAAAAGCAGGTTATTGGACGTGGTACAAGAACTTGTGGACAAAAGGGTCTTGTGTTTAATCCTAAGCAAGGTTGGCCTCTTTATGTATTTAACTATGACTTAACAATTGCTCCCAAGTACCAAGAAACATTTTATGATTCAAAAACGTCAATTGAGTTATACTTAAAATCAGTTGGAATTGATTTTCGGTTGTTTACTTTTGCAAGTGATTTAGAAAAAGCAACTATTTTAGGGTCTGTTGACTATGAATTAAATAAAAAAATTCACGAATTTTCTATAAACAATTCAACATCCAAATCCAAATCCAAATCCAAATCCAGATCTAAATCTAAATCCAAATCTAAATCCAAAAGTTTAGCCAACATATCTCGAACTGGAGGATCAAGTCTTAGCCAATCACCAAACATCAAAAGTAAAACATGGAAAGTTAAGCGATGTCCTAAAGGCCAAAAACGAAGTAAAACCACAAAAAAATGTAAACTTAAGCGATGTGCAGAAGGAACTCACAGAGATTCAAAAACAAAAAAATGTGTCAAGTATCAAAGAAAATATAAATCCAAACCCAAATATAATTCACTTGCTGATATTAGTAAAGCATCAATTTCATATAATTCATCTGTACCCAGTAAACACTCAAGTATTTATGATTCCTTTCGTGACCCTTTTGCTCCAGACATGGAAGCTATGAACTTTAATGAACTTCGAAATTATATTAGTGACCACTTTAGCAAACATTCATGGGATAATGTAAAAATGGAAAATATGTGTGGTTATGCGGGTCCAAGCATTGCAAATACAAGCATTGCAAGTTCAAACACAATAAATAAAAAAGGTGGAGGAAAAACAGACCTTATAAATTTTACACCAACCCAGGACTTTATCCGAAATTATTTCACAGTTAATAATCCTGTGCGAGGAATGCTTCTTTGGCACTCGGTTGGTACTGGTAAAACATGCTCAGCTATTGCCGCCGCAACTACAGCATTTGAGCCTTTAGGATATACTATTCTGTGGGTAACACGAACCACTTTAAAAAACGACATTTGGAAAAACATGTTTGACCAAGTTTGTCATGAAAAGTTTCGACAAGACCGCATTAAAAACACTCCTGATGACAACACAAGTCGCATGCGAATGTTGTCTAAATCCTGGAGTATACGTCCCATGTCTTACAAACAGTTTAGTAATCTTGTTTCAAAAAAAAATTCGCTTTATGATGATCTAGTTAAAAAAAATGGGTCTGCTGACCCTTTAAGAAAAACACTTTTAGTTATCGATGAAGCACACAAGTTGTATGGTGGTACTGACCTATCTTCATTAGAACGGCCTGATATGAATGCTTTGCACAAGGCTTTGATGAACTCTTATATTGTCTCAGGTAGTAAATCTGTTAAAGTTTTACTCATGACTGCTACGCCTATTACCAATAACCCCATGGAGTTAATTAAACTGCTAAATTTAACCAAGTTACCCCAAAATCAAATGCCTACAGACTTTGACGCATTTGCTGGCGAGTATTTAAGTGTTGATAATGGGACATTTACTACAACTGGTCAGAAAAAATATCTAAATGACATTGCGGGACATGTTAGTTATCTGAATCGTGAGCGAGATGCACGGCAGTTTGCCCAGCCCCATATTCAGCCAATTCGTGTACCTATGGTGTCTCCTCAGGTTGCTAACATGATTAGTACATTAGACAAAAGAATGGCCAAGCAAATAATCGAGGCCGAGGTTGCACCTCTGGTTGCTGAGCAAAAACGCTACCAAAAACAACTAAATGGTGACCTAAAAGATATAAGCCAAGCCAAGTTTGCGTTTATTGATGCTAAAATGTGCAAAAAGTTAGAGCCAAAAGATAAAACCGAGTGCAAGGAAATTGTAAAGTCCCACGTTGCCGATATAATGCATGACTTGCAAAACCGCAAAGATGAAATTAAGAAATCATTGGCCACACTAAAAGACCAAATGTCTAAAATTAAAGATGCTCACAAAATATCTGGTAAAGTGGATGCAGAAGAAATGAAACAATACAAACAAACCACGTTTTATAACCTCAAGTATACATGTGGTACAAAAAGCACAAGCGAATCTCAGCTTATGAAAAACATCAAGGCTCATCCAACCATGATTGCAATGGATGACTACATTGCCGACCTTGAATCAAACACAACACAAATTAAAGCTGACCTTACCCTACAAATATCTGCATACAAAAATAGGGTTCTTCAGTTAAAAGAAGATATGAGAGCAAGTGATGACAAGTCGGAAGTAAATCGCATTCAACAAATTATTCAATTCGAAAAAGAACAAGCCAGTAAATTTGCAACAAACCAAACAAAAATAGTTAAAGTGCGAACCGCATTGTTAAACAAAACACGAAAAAATATGATAACACGAAAATCCAAAATATTAAGTGGGTTACGCAAACATTTCAAAAAAACTCTAAAAGCCGAAAAAAAGCAAGAAATAGTTAATGTAAAGCAATTACAAAAGGAACGCCGAGATGTGCAAAAAAATGCCAAGGACAACAAGCACTTGCAAGACGAAACCTTAAAGCAAACAATTCAAGATCGTGAGCAAGTTATAATGGACGAAATTCATCCCTTACTACAAAATTCAGAAAACATACAACTAGAACGAGAACGTAACCAAATTCAAAAGGGTAATACTATGGTTAGAAAAGAGTTGATTAAAACACGAAAACACAAAAACCGTGTCCGTAAAAAAGCCGAAATAGACCATAAACGATATGAAAAAGACCAAAAAAAATGGAAACTAAAGCATTTAAAATCAATTGTTCAAACAGCAAAATCTAAAGATAAAGCATTCCAAGAAAAACATAAAACCAGGAAAAAATACGGGCGTGTCATGGCCGAATTGAAAAAAAAATAATAAAAGTCTATTAAAAGAAGAAAGTTAATATTATGTTTAAATCCATAAAATACAAACAAAAGTTTAGGAAAAATCCTAAACATAAGCATACAAGAAAACAAGCAAAAACAAAAACCAAAGGAGGAGGATTATTGTCTGCATGGTCCGCTTTAAATATGCGGGCGTATTCTAAAGCATTAGAGAAAAGATTGATTGAAACACATAATGATAAGGATTGGATAACTACAACCCAAAAAGGTTTTTTTGGTAGAAGTGCGTTATAATTAATAACATGTAAACAAAAATAAAACATAATAAAAGAGTACAAGAAGAAAGTATTCATGGATTATTCAAAAGTTCCCCATTATATTTTATTCTTTGCTTTGTTTATTTTAGGGCAATCTTTGTCCATGTGGGGTCAATTTGTAACCCTGCCGTATAAAAACCTAAGTATGTGGGAAGCATACAAGATGGCAATTCCGTTTGCGTGGATGGATTGGTTTGTTATGACTTTTACCGTAATGGTCGGAGACAAGTATGACCTTGTAACACCGACTCAGGATACATTCTTACTAATCATAATTCAGTTTGCGTTGATTTTAGTCATCAATCACTTTTACTTGAAACAAACTGTGTTTCGCAGTGACATTGCCGCATTTTTCATCATATTAATAGGCTTTTTCATTAGTTTTTTTCATGGTGCATCCAAGCTGGTTGGAGCAAAAATCCCTGAAGAAGTAGCTGAAGAACGCTAATGCTTCATTTTCAATAAAAAACTGACTCAAATCCATTAACCCCCCAATCTCTAAACTTGAGTATATTGCAAGGATGAAACCTATTTTTCATTAAGTCTTCTTTAAACAACATACAGTTATGTTTCATTTGTTTATAATCATAGTTGAATATACGCGGATTTTTAGATAAATCATACCAATATATTTTATTTGGATTAGTTCCAATCACCATAAATTCTGGTGAAACACAATGTCTTCTTTTGTTTCGATTATTTTCAAGCAACTGCATGGCATGTTCTGACAAATTTCCAGACAATTTTGACAAATTTATTTTATCTGGATTCTTTTCAAGCAACCGCATAGCACCTTCTGACGGATTTTCTGACAAATTATCCCAATTTATTTTATCTTGATTTTTTTCTAGCAACCGCATAGCACCTTCTGACGGATTGCAAGACAACTGATACCAATTTATTTTATCTTGATTTTTTTCTAGCAACCGCATAGCACCTTCTGACGTATTTTCAGACAAATACCACCAATGTATTTTATCTTGATTTTTTTCTAGCAAATGCATAACTGACGGATTATAAGCCAAACATCTCCAAATTATTTTATCTGGATTTTTTTCTAGCAACTGCATTGCTGATGTATTTCCAGACAAATACATCCAATTTATTTTATTTTGATTTTTTTCTAGCAACCGCATAGCACCTTCTGACGAATTTCTAGACAACCAACGCCAAACTATTTTATCTGGATTTTTTTCTAGCAACCGCATAGCACCTTCTGACGGATTTTGAGACAAATTATCCCAATCTATTTTATCTTGATTTTTTTCTAGCAACCGCATAGCACCTTCTGACGGATTATTAGACAAATTATCCCAATCTATTTCATCTTGATTTTTTTCTAGCAACCGCATAGCACCTTCTGACGGATTATTAGACAACACACCCCAATGTATTTCATCTTGATTCTTTTCTAGCAAGCGAATAACACCTTTTGAATTATTACCAGACAAATGAATCCAATCTATTTTATCTTGATTCTTTTCTAGCAATTGCATAGCACCATCTGACTCATTCAAAGACAACCAATCCCAACGTATTTTATCTTGATTTTTTTTTAGCAATTGCATAGCACCATCTGACTCATTCAAAGACAACCGATCCCAACGTATTTTATCTTGATTTATCCAATTTAATAAACGCATTGGTAATTTTACATTCATGGTTTCTTTAATAAATCTTACACATATTTTATTACATTTTTTATTTCATTTTTTATTTCATTTTTTCTAAAAACCAAATCCCCTGTAAAAAGCAATCAGACAAGTCATCTTTTTTTTTACAAGAAATAAAGTAATCATTCCATTTCGCCAAAGTATCGGTTGTTTGAATAATATCAGCAGATGTGGCAACTGCTTTCTTTTTTCTTGCATCATATTGCTTTTTTTTATTTGTTTTATTTGTTTTATTTGTTTCATTTGTTTTATTTGTTTCATTTGTTTTATTTGTTTCATTTGTTTTATTTGTTTTATTTGTTTCATTATTTGCACTTGTTAGTTCGTGACTATTATTCAGTGAATATTTTTTTAATTTATTTGTTGCACTGATAAATTCCACACAAACATCTGTATTACGCGTAAAAAAATACTGCATCAGCATTCCCTGTATGGTTTTCATTCTAGTTGCTAAAGATCCAATTTGATTTTCTATAATAACATGAGTTATGTCTCTCACGTTTAATGTGTCAAAATACTGAATAATGTTTCGGCCAATAATTTGCAGAGGAATGGTTGCACACTTTTTCTTTGGAGCCAAAGAATTTATTAAAGTTACTCCATGAATATTTTGATGACTAACTAACAAATCGATTAATTCATTCTTTTTTTTAACATTATTTGTATTAATATTGTATTTGTTAGTTAAACAAATTAATTCCTTAAGTAATGCTTTTTTTAATGCTGGTAATAATAACTCTTTTATATTAAAGTAAGGGTCTTTTTTAGCGTGTACTTCGCACAAATAGTTATTATTTAACAACCCTTTTTTATATAACGCTTGTTTGACACATTTTTTTTCTTTTTTTGTGCCTGCATAGTTATAGCAAGTGCATTCATACACTGGATGAATAACTGGATTTAACTCGATGAGATTTACAATATCCCAATGTTCCATAATAAGTTTGGTTTCAATTGACTGAGATAATACACAAAACGAACAGTTTTTAATTCCTACATCAATGCTGATAATTTTCATGTCTTATTTAATATAACATTTTGTTTATATTTTGTTTTTGTTAGTTTAGAATAAAATAAAAGGAATATAATAATGAAAGCTTATGCAACTAAAAATAAGCGTCGAAAACATTCTCGTAAAACAATAAAACATAAACGACAGCATGGTGCGTCAAATACGCCATCTATTGCTCCGTATGCAATATCTTCCAAAAATGGTGGTAGTTTTTCAGTTCCTGCACCATTAGTTGGTGCACCATGGACCAGCAGTCCAAATTCATGGTCAGGCTATGGAACTGGTAATGAAAATCACGGCAACCATTTTCCACAAAATATGTACAATCAAGACACAAAGATGATGATTAAATATACAGGAGGAAGGAAAACGCGTAGAAAAAAGAAAAGACAAAAAAAAAACAAAAAACATAAAATTAAAAATACTACTAGTAAACATAGGCAGAAACGTAACAGTAAACGTAGTGGAGGCGCATCTTTCATACAAAATGTAGCCAACAGTTATCGTGACATAGCATATAACTTTGACTCGGGTTATAATGCATTGCGTGGATATAATTCTCCGGTTAATCCTGCACCATATAAAGACCAACTTCAAGCTAGATAACCATGATAAAAAAATGATTTTTATTTTGTATTTAAAAAATAAAAAAACTAATAAAAAAATAAAAATGATTTATAATATTGTTAAGTTAATCAGTAGTATTATAAATTAATAATAAAATATGACAACTATCGAGAAATCTACTAAACAAGCGGTTGAGAAAATGACCAATATAGTTGGAACTCTTATTCAGTGCATGACATCATTTAAAGATGTTCCGGAATCATTAAATAAAATCGAGGATGTATTAACTCACAAAGATTTGCTTACAAAGTGGATTAGTTTTGGAGTTAATTTAGTTGAATCTGAGGCTCAAGAAATAAATGTTGATGTTAACGCAAATATAAAAAGTGAGTCTAAACCTGAGCCTAATACTGAGCCTAATACTGAGCCTAATACTGAGCCTAATACTGAGCCTAATACTGAGCCTAATACTGAGCCTAATACTGAGCCTAATATTATTGATGATGTTCAAGAGAATATTAAGGATGTTAAGGATGTTAAGACTAATAAGTTAGAAAAAAATGCAAAAGAAAAAGATGATGCAAAAGCAATTAAATTAGCGGAAAAGGCAAAAGAAAAAGCAAAAGAAAAAGAAGAAAAAGCAAAAGAAAAAGAAGAGAAAGCAATCGAAAAAGCAAAAGAAAAAGAAAAGAAAGCAATCGAAAAAACAAAAGAAAAATCATTAAAACCTCGGGGAAGACCTAAAAAAAATCAACAAAATGTGGTAGATAATACTAATAATGTTGAAAATATGATTTTGTCAAATGCAATTGAAATAAATTATGAGAACTTTGATGAAATAATTATTGACCAAATAACATATTTAGTATTTAATGCAAAATCGAATGATGATTTTAGTTATGGTGATGTGTTTACTGCTGATTTTGAAAAAAATGGCGAAAATAAGTGTGGAGATTATAATTTTAAGACCAAAACAATGATATTGTGTTAATTAAATTAAATTATATTTTTTATATTTAATAAAATATAAATAATAAAACGTAAAAAATAAGTAAAAACAATATAAATAAAGTGGAAGGTGTATATAATAATATTATAAATTTAAATGTCTTATATTTTTAATGAAGACAATGTAGTAATGGCGTTTAAAACGGTTCAAATAAACCCCATTCGCACTCTTTTTTCATGCATAAAAGAGTTATTGGTTTCTGGAGATATAGTTTTTAAAAAAGAAGGATTTAAAATGATGGAAATGGATGACTCTTTAATTATTTTGCTTCATCTTTTTATGGATGCAGAAAAGTTAGAATATTATATATGTAAAAAGGAACAAATTGTGATTGGTCTTAAATTTGAGCATTTTTACAAGTGTATTAATTCGTTTGATTCAGAAGAAGAATTAACCATTTGTATTGAAAATGAAGACTATTCCAACGGATTTGTTTCACAGTTAACTCTTATTGGAGAAGGAAAGGGTAAAACTAGAATTAAAAAGATTCAGTTAGGAGAGCCAGGAAACAATGAACATGACTATCCCGAGATTAATTATCCAAGGATTCGAACATTTTCTTCTCCAGAGTTTGCAAAGATTGTTAAGCACATGTCAGATATTTCAAAAACCCTTGAAATAAAATGTGTTGGCAACGAGTTATTTTTTAAAGGGTCTGGGTCAATGTCGTCTGAAACCGACCACAGAACACCCACTATAACAGTGGGTGATACTAGTCAGGAAGACATGTCCAAGATTGTGCATGGAGAATTTTCTCTGAAATATTTAAGTTTGTTTGTTCGGTGTAAGGAGTTGTGTCCTCAGCTTGAATTATATTTAGATAACGATGCTCCTTTAATAATAAAATATGATGTGTTTAATATGGGTGTTTTAAGGTTAGCATTAAATTCAGTGGATACTTAAAATAGTATAGTAAAAATATAAAATATAATGTTTATCTAAACAAACATTATGGTAAAACAATTTACCATTTATGGCGAAAGATGTAGTGGAACCAATTATTTAGAAGGGTTAATAACTAAAAATTTTAATGCAACAATCACCTGGAAATATGGATGGAAGCATTTTTTTGGCCATAATGACTTATCAAATACGAATGACACCTTGTTTATTGGCATTGTTCGTAATCCGTGCGACTGGTTAAATTCTTTGTTTAAATCACCACATCATTTATCTAATTCAATTAAGCCCCAAGAGATACCACCTAAATTTAATACTAATTATGCTGCTCAACAAATAGTTCACAATCGCAATGCATACAATTTTTTAAATAACCAATTTTGGTCTTTACATGATAATACCAACAAAGAACTAATGGAAGACCGCAACATGTACACTAAACACCGATACAATAATATATTTGAAATGCGTTATACTAAACTAAAATTTCTAATAGAAGACATGCCAAAGCAAACTAATCATTATATATTAATCAAATACGAAGACTTAATCAATAACTTTGAACAAACTATGAATCATATTAAAGAAGCTGGAAATTTGGAAGTGAAATCAAATATACACTATCCATTGAATGTGGATACTTACAAAGCAATAGCAAGTGCAGGCAAATTTTCTAAAACATATAAAGATATAAATAAACATCCTCCTTTACCAAAACATAAAATATTAAACAATAAATTGTTCTTTCAAACTTATGAAAAGCAATTGGGATATAATCAAACTGCTTAGTTGAATAATATTTTTCGCTGTTCAGTCATAAGATTATCTGTAATAATATGTGTTTTTAAATACTGTGCTGTTATTTTGTCTTCAAGCATCTGAATAATAAAGTAAAGAGAATACATTCCACATTCAGTATCACTATACTGGTGCTCAACTGGATGATTTTGGTCAAACTTGAAATTTATTGGCGGTTTTTGGTTTTTCCCCTGTTTAATTATACGGTTCACTAAAACCATAACTTCTTTCGGTGCTGTAGTTCCCACACTATCAAAAAAGAATATTTTTCCCTTTTTTATATTAACAAACATGGATATCCAGTGTTGACCTGGCTTATCATGAGGGTCTGTATTAAAGATAATACCAATCTTCGTTTTATCCTTGGACAAACATTTTTTTATGCTAAATTTGCACAGCTCTTCCCATATACAATCGTCATTAGGATTTACACCATTTCCCTTGGTTCGTGTATCAAAATCAATCGGAGATGGTCCAATAAAATCAAAGCACTTGTATGCGAATTCATATTGTTTCATTACATCTGCAATGTTAATATTGTCTAGCCACATATTTGGCTTTGTTGACCATTCTTTGGGAGCATTAGGAGCGAATGCTTTATTTAAATCTTTAGCCTTTGCACCCAGTTGGTCAACCCAGCACGATTCGTCATTGCATTTGTTTTTAAACTTACCTTTTAAAGCACTCCATACATCACTTAAAGATGCTGACTTTGAAATAATATCATTGGGATATTTTGCATTCCAAACTGCACGGATAAACTTTAACTGTGTATCATCATAGCATGTAGGTAATTTACCTTTTTTTCCTTTAATTTTACTTGGAGCACAGTTAAGAGTCTTGAATGAATTATTACTTAGTGTTGTACCACCATGTTTTTTAAGTTTGACTGTAGTGTTTCGTTTACTTTTATTTTTATTTTTACTTTTATTTTTACTTTTTCTTTTTTTGTTGGTTTTTTTACTACGAAAGCCCATTTACTTTATCCTTTTATTTTATGTAATTTCAGTTTTTTTATAAAACATAAAAAATTATTATATGGTAGACACCCTAAACTATGAATACAAATAACTTTTTTTTACATTTAAAATCAACCATACAAAATGCCGAATTACTGGTTAATACACATACACAGTCCATCTTGCCAAAAAGGCAACAAGGATTAAAACTTGACGTTATGGTTAATAAATCGGTCATTTACTTTGACTCTAAGGGAATTCCGCCATCAATTTGGAAAAATATACAAATGGATACTAAATGCACGTTAACATATAACATTCCTGTATCAAACGAACTTATCCGCAGACCTATATCGTTTGTTATTGCTGTGCAAGATTTATGTTCTGTCTCTCTTATTGAAGAAATCAACCAATATGTTCGACAATGTTTAGTCTGGCTTTACATTGCTCAAAAAACCGCAAAAAAAAATCAGTGTAACACAGCTCCACTTCTTATTTATTTATTACGTTCTCCTCTATTAAAAATGCTTCCTTCAAAAAGTACAGTGTCTAAAGATATTACTACTATTGATTGGGTTAATGCCAACACAGCATTTACCATGGTTTGTAATGAACCAAATAAAACAAAAACAAGCATAGTTCGCGAAATTGTTATTTACCGTAAAGAAGAGTGGTTTAAAGTTTTCATCCATGAAACATTTCATAATTACGGATTTGACTTTTCCAATGCATCCAATGATTTAATTCAATATGGAACATCATTTGTTTTAAATAAACTTTATCCTGTAAAAAGTGACGTGAACCTCTACGAGGCATACACAGAATGCTGGGCACGCATTATTTTTGTGGTATTTTCGTCTTTACATATTAAAAGTAGCGATGATGAATTTTTAACATCTGTTAAGCAAAGGCTTAATGAAGAAATTGCGTTTTCTTTTTTCCAAGCAGCTAAAGTGCTTGAATATATGAATATTAACTCGTATGAGCAACTTATTCGTGGTCAAGCTAAAACTGAATATAAGGAAAATACGTCAATTCTTGCATATTATGTTATTACTTTAGTATTGTTTGCTAACTATCCTGCGTTTATTGCGTGGTGCTATCAAAACAATCCTATTGCTACTACAACATCAACAAATCAGTTTCGTATCTCCGATTACATTATGTTTAAACCAACACGAGCAAATATGGAAGCGTTTTGCATTACCTTGTTACAAAAGCAATATAAATTACCATCGTTTGTACAGAAAATTAACCATCATATTTCTGACATTCATGCAAAAAAACGCAAGACGGCATTGTATAAAACTTTGCGTATGACAACAAAGTAACTTAACTAAATTATATTGGACTTAATTAGAGTCAAACTCAAACTCAAATCCATTAACTCCCCAATCTTTAAACTTGGGTATATTACGAGGATGAAACCTATTTTTCATTAACTCTTCTTTAAACAACATACAGTTCAGTTTCATTTTTTTATAATCATACTTAAATATGTGCGAATTTTTAGACAAATAAATCCAATCAATTTTATCTATTTTATCTGGATTTTTTTCTAGCAAGTGAATTGCTGAGGGATTTCTAGACAAGATATCCCAATATATTTTATCTGGATTCTTTTCTAGCAACCGTATAGCACCTTCTGTCGGATTTCTACACAAAAAGTTCCAATATATTTTATCTTGATTTTTTTCTAGCAACTTCATAGCACCTTCTGACGGATTTCCAGACAAGGTAAACCAATTTATTTTATCTAAATTTTTTTCTAGCAAGTGAATTGCTGACGGATTTAAAGACAACCAATACCAATCTATTTTATCTATATTTTGTTCTAGCAACTGCATAGCCAATTCAGACGGATTTCTACACAAATGTTCCCAACCATTAATATGATTCCAGTTTTTTGTTTCATTTAATTTATTTAAATTTTTTTCAAACAAGTAAATAGCACCTTTTGACGGATTGTAAGACAATTTAAACCAATTTATTTTATCTTTATTTTTTTCTAGCAACCTTATAGCACCTTCTGACGAATTCAAACACAACATGCTCCAATTAATTTTCTCTTGATTATTTTCTAACAACTGTATTGCTGACGGATTTTTAGACAACTCTTGCCAATTTATTTTATCTTGATTTTTTTTTAACAACTGTATTGCGGACGGATTTGTTGACAACCATTCCCAATCAATTTTATCTGGATTTTGTTCTAGCAACTGCAAAGCACCTTCTGACTCATTGCCAGACAAATACATCCAATTTATTTTATTTGGATGTATCCAATTTAATAAACACATGGGTAACTCTATATTCATGTTTTTGTTTATTAAAACATTAATTTATATATTCATTTTTTCGACAATTATTACAATAAACTAACCGACTGTAAAAATGCTAGCCTTGTGTTCAATTTGTGGCTTAAGCATCTGAAATCCAATCGTAAACGAGTAGTCAAAGTCGCCGAACTCTGGTATTTGTCCATTGTGGTATCTTAGCTTTAATGTTAACTTGCGAATACGCTCGGCAGGAGGGTTAAACCATTTGTAAGATGGTGAAGAGTCATCGTACCACTGCGAAACTGGTGTTGTTGGAATGGATATTTTAGCAAACGCAGAATTCACCACGCCATTGGTTTGGTTTGTAGTTGCAGTAAACTTGGACAAACTATATGGAGATGTTTCGTCCAAGCAATTGTACCCAGCAAGTTCTATGTAAAAGTAAGACTGACCCATTAGGTTAATTTTCATTGGAGTTTTTAAAAAGTACACAACCGAGCCAATTAGATATAGTGTGGGAACAAGCCACTCTCCAATTCCAGTGTCGCTTGAATCTACTGGTGTATAGGAATAATCGCGAGGGACAATAATAATGGTCCCATTCATGTTAAAAGGGCTAATATTTGCGTTTGCCTGTAACAATTGCGTAGAATATGCGGGGGCTTCCGCAGTTATTGGGCAACGAACAAAGCCAAGAAAAGCGGGCAATCCCCAGTTGCTATACTCGGGTAGCACATTTTTTTTCTTGCATCGAGAATCCAATAATTCTTTCTGAGCAATCACGGTTGAGTCATTTACAAGCTCAAACTGGTCTCGGGTATTTCCAAACCACAGTTTCTGTTGCACTGTGCTGTAGTGAATAACAAAAGCATCATATGCTCCCAACAAACTGGTATCATATTCCATTAAATAATAACTAACTGCCGCATTAAACTTTGCCGTTAGTTCAGCCGCCATTTCCTCTGGTGTGTAAAACCCCTCTTCAATTGTAATCACAAATTCCTGGTCTAAATCCTGAGACAAAACATCAAATATATCTTGAACCGTTTGAACAACGGCTAATTCATCGGAGTCTGTAGTTGTAATGTTATGTTCACTTGGGTCATACACATTTTTAAACTTAAATGTCATCTTACGATTTGCGTTAAAATCTGAAAATACATTATAGTTTGAAGGAAATGACCAATTGGTCAAAGATAGAGATTGAACATTTGTGTAATCTTGAGGCAACTCAATCTCAAACTCGGACGAGCTTGGGTATTTAATCATATTACGGTCTTCCGAATGAATGGATACATACTTGGTTTCGTTTAAATACTCGTTAGCATTGGGAATGAGGGGGTGATTGGTTGATAAATTAAACTTACTCATGGTTGTCTTTTATTTACTTTTTATTTTTATTTTTATTTTGTTTTTTGTTTTGTTTTTTTGTTAGTTCAAGTAAAATATATTGAAATAAAATATTAATAAACAAGAAAGATCAGAAAAATAATGCCGTCAATTGACCAATGGGGACCTGCTACATGGTGTTTTTTTCACACTATGGCCGCTAAAATTAAGCCAAACAGTTTTTCTGTTATTGGAAAACAACTGTTGCAAATTATTGTTGAAATTTCCAGCAATCTTCCGTGTCCTGAATGTGCGACACATGCTAAGCAATTCTTTAGCAAAATGAACCACAAAACAATTCAAACAAATCAACACATGAAAAATATGCTATATACATTTCACGCTACAGTAAACACTCGAGTTAAAAATGCTCAGTTTAATTACAATCGCTTAGATTTAGTGTATGAAAAACACCACTTAGTTCAAGTATATAATAATTTTGTGAAAAATTATCACACTAAAGGCAACATGCAGATGCTGACCGACTCCTTTCACAGACAACGACTTTTGTCTAAATTACAACAGTGGTTTAAACAAAATCTTCACCATTTTAATATTTTACCTATACGGCATCCTGTAAAAACAGTTATGCAACCTTCTAAAGAACTACCCCCAATAAACAATAATAATAATGACAAAATTAAGGAACTGGAAACGGGCGTTGATTGTTTGGCACAACCAAAGGAAGAGGCATGTGCACATCTGCTAGTTTAAACAAGTTTGCTGATTTAAGACTGTTTAATTCAGGAGTTAAACACTTTTTAGGGTCGATTAAGTTATTTGCACCAACACCAAACAAAAATGACTCTATATCTGTTGAGTTTTTTGACAGCGTATTAGCAGGAACTTGGCCAGGTGTTAATCCAATTCCAGGTAAGCGTGTATCATAAGCTTGTCCATAAGAACCATATTGGTATAAAGAGTAATTTGATGTTTGTTCATTTTGACGAATAAACTGACAAAAAGTACCAGGGCTGTTTTTGCTTCGAGTAGTTGCCATTTGTAATATTGTAATATTAAAATTATTATAAACAAGCAAATTAATGAGTATTGACGAGCAAATTAAAACATTACGTACAAAGTTAAATTCTTTAATACATATTAAAGAATGTGATAATAAAGCAGGTACTATATTAGATTCTGGTACTATATTAGATTCTGGTACTATATTAGATTCTGGTACTATATTAGATTCTGGTATTGTATTATATTAGATTCTGGTACTAATTTAGAATGTAATAAGCCTAGCATATTGTATAAACCAAATATATCTTATTATATTAATAACAACTATAAATTGGCAATAATAGTTAAATCATCACATTTGATTGCTAAATGTGTCATAAGAATATCTGATAACGATGATTATTATAAACCAAATGATTTTAATGACCAAATCACATTTACTGAATATACGGAAAATGGAAAGCTATGTAATATGTCCGTTCATCAAAATGTGTCTGATTATGATTCTTTATTAATACAAGAAAAACACTCATCTTTTGTCATGAAAGGAATAATTCCTAATATTCAATATAAAATTGGAAATGAACAAGAATTTGTGAAGAATCATAAAAACTATAAATGTAATGGAGAGTGGGTGATACCATTGGACATACCTTTTAACTGGTGGTAATTTTGTTATTGAATAAAAATAACATTATTTATGATTTTTTATAACTACCATACAAACGGTCACTAAACCAAGAGCAACAAGCATCCAATAAATATATTGCATATTTTCATGCGTAACCATCAACTCTGAATCACTTTTCATTCTTTCTAGATCTTGCATATTTATAGGTAATGAAGACACTGTGTTTGTGTTGAACCCTTCTTTTTTTGTTTTTTTTAAACCTGAATTCGAAAACATATCCTTATATGATTTTACTGATCCCAGCATTTTTTCTTGATTTTTTGTAAACTGAATTTGATTTGCTGAGGTTTTAGCTTTTAATTGTTCAGTTCCGCCCATTATTTGTGTTCCTAATGTTTCAAGATTGTTGTTTATCTTTCCATATTTTATTTTGGCTGATTTAGATATTGGGTTTGCAGCAAAAGGGTTGCAAATGTTGCCCATATTATCAGCAGTTAACTCTGGACCAGGTACATAGTGATTATATTTTTCCGAACTAATATTTTTCATTGTTGTTGAACAACTTGCAGATGATTGTACTTTAGGTAACCTCACACCAGTTGTGATACCGTTGTTAATGGATAAATCACCTTTGGGATACATGTTGTTGTTTTTTAAATAGCACACATTCGCATTTGATTCAAAGGCGTATCCTGCGCATTTATCATTGTTTGTGCACGCAGTTTTGCATTGGTCTATGGTTGAGTTTGGTAAGGTACTAAGGTCATTTCCCGACGAGTCAGTATTTTGAAAAATTGTATATTCGTTTGAATATTTAAGAGAATTAGTAGGATAGTTATGTAACACATCGTCTTGGTCAATGTATGCTATTTTTCCTAATACTTTTTTATTTCCGCCAGTTGTTACCTCATAAACTGCATTAATATTTTCTGTTCCGACCATTGTATTTATTTTTGCACCTTTATCTTTGATACATGTTTTAGCTGATTTGTAAGCGTAAATACACAAATTTCCGTCAGCTTGCATAATCATTCTTAATGTTCCATTGTTTGACCCAATCCATTCGTCTGCGAAAAGAGCTTGGCCAGTTTTTAACGCATTAACTCCAGTTTTGCCATTTTTTGCTACAAACTCGGAATTAGGAACTAGGTTTGGGGTGTCATTTAAAGCACACCATATTTTATTAACTTGATTTCCTCCACTATCGGTTTGAAATAAACACGCATTGCCATTATTTTTTAATGCAAACTGAAAGTTGCATGCAGATACTTCGGACTTGCAATCAAACTTGACGTTTTTTCCGCTTGCATTGCTTATATGATCAACTTTTGAGACATTTCCGCACAAATAAGATACATCCCATGCTTTTTTACTACACCCATCAGCAGGGTTGCCACCAATATTTTCGCTGTTAACTAAAAACGAAAAGTTGCTGGGTTTATTAAGAGAATCATAGGTTGTCATAATTGACTCTGATGCGTTTCCCGATTTCACATTATACTTGTCATCACAGTTTCCTCCAAATGTAGCAAGAATGTCGACAAAACTTCCCCCATTAGCACAACTTGCAACTGCCTGGTTACTTTCAAATAAAGGGTCATCCATTGATTCTGACGAAGTAATAATTAAACGACCGTCATTGGTAACCCTACATGTGTTGGTTGTGCCAATTGTTTTTGATTCCCATTGTAGGACAGGCGTAAATGCGGATGGAGCTCCATACTGCTGTATTTGAGTTAAGTCGTTAGAGACTAAACAATTAGTTTCTTTACCACTTGATGATAAGCCAAAGTACGATGCACCATTATTCATGGCAGTTTTTAAACATGCATTGTAACCAAGTGGGCCCATGTTAGTCATGGCCTTATTTGAATCTGAATCCAAATTTGAATTTGAATTTGAATAACATCCTGTGTAAGTTGCGGTAGGATTATCTACAAGACGGTTAACATAAACATTTTGTCCTGCTGCACCACACGAAGTTTTACTTTGCATAGGTTGTCCCACTAATAATTTGGGAAAGTTATCTGTAACAAATGTGTATCCAGGAACTGCAGAATTGGTTTGGTCAGTTTCATTGACAGTTACATTCATGTTTTTTTTAGCAGAAGGACATCCGAATTTACCAGGGGTGTCAGCCCATGTACTTGGATTATAGGCTTTAAATATGCCTTGCTCAGTAACATAACCAGTTTGAGCATTGTTTAGGGTAATATTTTTTCCGAGTAGTGGATTTGTTCTTGGGTCAAGTCGTTTTAAAATATTTAGGTTGTTGTCCTGAAGTTCAGTTTGAATCTGGGTATAGTCGTCTGTTACATTGGTATATTTTTTGTTCAGAATTGTATCGGTAAATCCTTCTTTATTAAATGATTTATTGTCATTTTGTGTTTTGAGTTTGTAGTTGTGAGTATTGGTGCGATTATTTATTCCGCTTGTGATGTTTTTTTGTAGTTTCACAAATAAGGAACCCTGGTGGTCCAAAGAACTTGACAACATTCTTTATATATAGTATTATTATTTTTATTACTATACAACATTACATTTATTATGGCACATAATTTACTTTTTATTGACTAAATCTTCTTGGTCGTGTATTAATGCATTAATTTCATCCTGATTGTATACAGTGGGATTATGTAAAATATTTCTAAATTGTTGAAACATTGTTTTTTGAATATTTTTTACGGGAATGTTTGACGTTATCTTAGGCAAAGCAACCATTGGTTTAGCATTTGAATCGGAAGTTAAAATGGGTGGATTTAATGTTAATTGATTGTTAAGGCGAACTTGTGGATTTATGTTCATATTGTTAAGTATTGTATATTATATTTATATTGGTTTTACGTAGAACTATGTAAATTGTTCTAAGACATCTTGACTTAAAACTTTCTTGGATACGTAACATAAATCTAATATTAGGCGAATTCGCGAACATTACTATAATTATAATCTTCATCAAAAATTGAATGATTATTATAACCAATAATAAAATATAATAAATATTAATGTGTGATATTAATATTAAATCTATTCTTAAAGGCAGTGTCAATCTTCCCGGACAAGCAATTTGCATTGATGCTATTCAAACTGATGTATCCGATTTTGAATTTTTGGTTGAAACATGGATGGGATCCTCAATTATATTTACTGAAATGGAAATAAGTAAAGAAAAAACAAATGCTCTTGCAAAATGGAATGGTGCAGAAATTATTATGGATTTATGTGCGCACGAAGAATATAATTTATCAATGTTTATTAGAGCAATGAATCCATGGCAAGGTACATGTTTAACAATTGGATATTCTGGTCCAAGCATTTTTAAACAAGAATTTGTTGATAATTTAATTAACGTACAATATAAACAACTTCGTTTTCAACATTGTACATTATATTATGAATTCATTATTGCAATATGTAACAAAGCCAATATACTAAAATTGGATATTGTCATAAGTAATTGTAAAATTATAAATTAATTTATATTGCGAAAAAATGATTTATTTTGGTTGTATGATAAAAATTACAAAAAAAACAATGAATGTCGAATTACCAATGTGTTTATTGGATTGGATAAGTGAAACAAAAATAAATTTGAATAGTTTGTCTCTAAATTCATCTGAAGGTGCTATACAATTATTAAAAAATTATCCACATAGAATAAATTGGCGTTTCTTATCTAAAAATTCGTCAGAAGGTGCTATCCGGTTGCTAAAACAAAATCAACATAGAATAAATTGGTTTATGTTGTCTCAAAATCTGTCAAAACGTGCTA